TAGAGCCAACACGAACATTCATGGCGTCAATATATTCGCCATCAGGTATAAGCCTCTCATCAAGGCTTTTATTCATCCTTCCCTTTACAAAGGTTTTAACTAAATCCATACCTACTTAATCATCTTGTTTTGACCTCTCATATTCATGAGTAGTCTTCCTGGGTGAATATTGCTAATTCTTATTTTCGCATTTCTCAATAGAGCTGTCATTTCTTTTCTTGCTCTAGCAACAATATATTCCTGAACTCCCAACTTATTGTTTAGTATTGAATACTTAATGAATGAGTAAATGTAGTTCTCAAACATTTTGTTTACACTGATAGCGGAGTCATCTCTAACAGCAACTGGCTTACCAGGAGGTGCTGTGGCTACAGATGTATACTCCATTCCATCTGAAATGTATTCTAGTATGCATGACTCGTTAGCCATGTCATTACTAAAGTTGATAACACCAGCCTTTTTGTCTATCTTAAATGTAGGGTTTTGATTAGCTGTTTCTGTATTTAGACCGTATCTACTTCCAGCCGCATAATCGAAGTACCAGTTTCCTCCATACTCCCATCCCCACATATTGTGGTATGGGCTAGACGGATTCAAGTAAATACTTTTCTGAATGTTATTTAATCTGTCAAAATCTAGTGTTGAGTTTTGAGCTTCAATAACTACACCATTTTGATCCACAACAACTTTGTAATTGTTATCCTGAACATATTCAACCGCTGAGTTTATCTGAATGTTCTCAGTTAATGGAAGAATTAAACCATCCTTGTA